ATTTTAATGGTCTCCCACACGACTGATCTTGCTGTGGACTTTGGTAGGAAAGTGAGGAACTTAATTGATAGCCCCGCATATAAAGAGATTTTTCCAACCGTTACTTTGGCGCAAGATAATAAATCTGCTGGGCGCTGGAATACTAATGCTGGTGGTGAGTATTTTGCTTGTGGTGTGGGTTCTGCCCTTGCTGGTCGTGGAGCTGATCTATTACTGGTGGACGACCCCCATAACGAGCAGGACATCATCAATGGGAACTTCGATGTATTCGAGAAAGCGTATGAATGGTTCACCTACGGAGCAAGAACACGCTTGATGCCGGGTGGTAGAGTCGCTATAGTACAAACTAGGTGGCATCAGGATGACCTGACAGGTAAGGTTGTTCGGGATATGACCCAGAATGATGAAGCGGATCAGTATGAACTCGTTGAATTTCCAGCGATCTTTAATGAAGGAACAGATAAAGAAACAGCTTTGTGGCCAGAATGGCTGTCATTGGCCTCTCTGCGTCAAACTAAGGCTTCTATGCCTGTGTTCCAGTGGAACGCTCAGTATCAACAAAACCCAACCGCTGAAGAAGCCTCTGTTGTAAAGCGTGAATGGTGGAATTGGTGGAAAAAAGAAGACCCACCTACCTGTGAATACGTAATTATGAGCCTAGACGCTGCCGCAGAAACACATAATCGAGCAGACTTTACTGCAATAACAGTTTGGGGCGTATTTTTTAATGAAGAAAACGACTGTCACAACATTATTTTGCTCAATAGCATTAAAAAACGATTAGAATTTCCAGAATTAAAAGATTTAGCGTGGCAAGAATGGCAAGAATGGCAACCCGATGCGTTCATTGTGGAGAAAAAATCGGCAGGAACAGCGTTATATCAAGAATTAAGGCGTACAGGCATGCCTGTTACGGAATACACACCCCATAGGGGTAGTGGTGACAAATTAGCTCGGTTAAATAGCGTAGCGGACATTGTAAAAAGTGGTTTAGTGTGGGTTCCTGAGACACGTTGGGCTGAAGAAGTGGTAGAAGAGATTGCAGGATTCCCGTTTATGAGTCATGATGACTTGGTAGACTCAACGGTAATGGCGCTAATGCGCTTTAGGCAGGGTGGATTTATAAAATTACCAAATGATGAACCAGATGAAATAAAACTTTTCAAAAGTAGACGGTTCAAAGGATACTATTAAGGATAGATTATGTCGATTGAAAAAAGCCTATACCAAGCCCCTGTTGGACTTGATTCTATTATGGAAGAAGACCCAATTGAAATTGAGATTGTAGATCCGGAATCCGTAACAATTGGTATAGATGGTATGGAGATTGAAATAGAACCTGCCAAACCCTCAGACGAAGATTTTGATGCCAACCTAGCTGAGTACATCAGTGAAAAAGAACTAACCGAAATAGCAGGCGACTTACTGGGTGACTTTGAAGATGATGTATCTGCCCGTAAGGACTGGATACAGACTTATGTAGATGGTCTTGAGCTTCTTGGTATGAAAATTGAAGAACGTTCTGAACCTTGGGAAGGTGCTTGCGGTGTATATCACCCACTCTTATCTGAAGCACTCGTAAAGTTCCAAGCTGAAACTATTATGGAGACGTTTCCAGCTGCAGGTCCTGTAAAAACTTTAATTGTTGGTAAAGAAACGCCTGAAAAGAAAGATGCAGCACAACGAGTTCAAGATGACATGAACTATCAGTTGACTGATGTTATGACCGAGTATCGCCCTGAGCATGAAAGAATGATTTGGGGATTAGGGCTATCAGGTAATGCGTTTAAGAAAGTCTACTTTGATCCTGCACTTGATCGCCAAGTGTCTATGTTTATTCCCGCTGAAGACATCGTTGTTCCTTACGGAGCCTCAAGCTTAGAGCAGTCCCCTCGTGTAACGCACGTGATGCGAAAGACTGAAAACGAGATAAAACGGCTACAGTTTGCAGGTTTTTATAAAGATATTGATTTAGAAACTCCAAGCGGATCTTTAGACGAAGTTGAGAAGAAGATTGCCGAAAAGATGGGCTTTAAAGCTACTTCAGACGATCGTTATAAGCTTTTGGAGATGCACGTAGACCTTGATTTGCCTGGTTATGAAGACAAAGATAAAGATGGAGAGTTAACAGGCATCGCCTTACCGTATGTTATAACGATTGAAAAAGGGACTCAAGAAGTCTTATCAATCCGCAGAAACTGGAGACCTGAAGATGACACTCATCAAAAAAGGAATCATTTTGTCCATTATGGATATGTGCCGGGCTTTGGCTTTTATTGTTTTGGGCTTATCCATCTTGTCGGTGCTTTTGCTAAGTCTGGTACTTCTCTTATCCGACAGCTTGTGGACGCAGGCACATTGGCGAATTTGCCAGGTGGCTTTAAAACAAGAGGTTTGCGAGTTAAGGGAGACGATACCCCGATTGCCCCAGGTGAGTTTAGAGATGTAGACGTGCCGTCAGGAGCCATTAAGGACAACTTAATGACGCTTCCTTATAAAGAACCTAGCCAAGTTTTATATCAACTGCTTGGGACTATTGTTGAAGAAGGTAGACGTTTTGCATCGGCAGGAGATATGAAAATATCTGACATGAGCGCTCAAGCTCCTGTAGGTACAACTCTAGCAATTTTGGAAAGAACTTTAAAAGTTATGAGTGCGGTGCAGTCCCGTATTCATTACTCAATGAAACAAGAGTTAAAACTCCTCAAAGAGATTATTCGTGATTACACACCCGAAGAGTACAACTATGAGCCTGAAGAGGGCAGTCGCAAGGCAAAGAAAACGGACTATGACATGGTTTTGGTCATTCCAGTCTCAGATCCAAATGCAGCAACGATGGCGCAAAAGATCGTACAGTATCAAGCGGTACTCCAGTTGGCTCAAGGTGCGCCACAGATCTACAATCTCCCGCAACTCCACCGACAAATGCTAGATGTGTTGGGAATTCGCAACGCTCAGAAACTTATCCCGTTACAAGAAGATCAGAAACCAAAAGATCCGATTACCGAGAATATGGATGTATTAATTGGTAAACCACTTAAAGCGTTTATATACCAAGATCACGATGCACATTTAATGGCACACAACAGCTTCTTACAAGATCCGTTGACCCAACAAGTAATTCAGCAAAACCCAATAGCACAACAAATCGCTGCTGGTATGCAAGCCCACATAGCTGAACATTTTGGATTTAAGTATCGTCAGATGATTGAGCAACAAATGGGTGCACCTATTCCTTACCTTAAGGATGAGGACGATACCATACCTGAAGAATACGAAGTTCAGTTGTCTAGATTGGTGGCTCAGGCTTCCCAGCAGTTGTTACAACAGAATCAAGCTGCTGTAGCGCAACAACAAGCCCAGCAACAGATGCAAGATCCAATTATCCAGATGCAGATGCAAGAACTTCAAATTAAACAGCAAGAAGTTCAACGTAAAACACAAAAAGATCAAACAGATGCCCAGTTTAAAGCACTGGAATTGGCTCTGGAAGAAGAGAAAATGAAAAACCAAGTAGAGCTTGAAGGTAGCAAACTTGGAGCCAAGATTGCTAAAGAGAGGGATGAGCTAGATCGTAAAGATCAGATGGAAGGTACTAAGATGGGTATTGATATGGCAAACAAAAAAGACAAAGTTGATGTCCAAAAAGGTCAAATAGCTGCACAGTTAATAGCTGCTCAGATGAATTCAGCTAAACAGAAAAAGGATAGCAAATGACAGGATTAGAACTTTTAGTTAAACAATTAGACGAAAAGATAGAGCAATTAAAAGAATCGGTAGTTGTAGGTAATTTAGATCACGTTCAGTATCAAAAACTTTGTGGAGAGATTAGAGGTCTGCTTACCGCAAGGGGTTACGTATTAGACCTTAAAGACAAACTGGAGAATACGGATGAGTGAAACGCTAGACTTAAATAAGGCGGTGGATTTGGCGCAGCTGCTTGATAAGTCAAATGAAGAAAAAGCAACACAACTACCTAAACCTTCTGGATACCGCATTTTATGTGCTATTCCTGAAGTGGAAAAGGAACATGATGGTGGGATTCTAAAAGCAGACGAGACCCTACGATATGACGAACTTTTAGACTCCCCCTTTCAGA